GAGCCTGATGCAATACCAAAATCAAAAACATCTGGTTGATATTTAGTTACATCACTAGCTGTTATTACATTTGCACCTGTAAAGTTTGCCATATTAAGATACCCATGAAATAATAATCGCAAGAACTATGATAACACCCATAGCAACTTTTGGATTATCTTTTACAATCTTCCAATATTTTTTTAAGTTTTTCATTTTTTCTTCCTCGCTTTTTTTTTCTTTGGTTTGAGTTGCACAACTTTATCAGCAATATCTTTTAAAGTCGCCTTTTTAATTTCTTTTTTCACTTCGTCTAAAGGAGTAAATCCTCTCATTTTAAAGTGTGCTACATTTGCTTCGTATTGAATTTTTGATCTAATTATAGTTTTCTTTCCATTTGTAAGTTTAATCATTTCTTCCATAATTTTTCTCCTAGTTAATATAAGGGCGATTTCTCGCCCTTATAGTTATCCTATTATTGGATTGTTGAGTCTGATTCGATTTCAACACCATTAGCATCATTTAATTCACCGACACCATAAACTGCTGTTGCAACAATCTCGTCTGCTCTTAGAGAAGCATCTCTTTGAGTTTCGATTTTCAAGTCTTGCATCATAGCTAGTCCTAAAGCATCTTGATTAAATACTGCACCTTTGTAATCTCCTGTAGTACCTGGATTATTACCTGATGAGTCCGCCATATTTGAAGTTTCAAATATATTTACACCAGCGATTTGACCTACTAAGCTTGATCTTAGAATCTCATTACCAACACCAGCATTAGGGTTAGCAAATGTATTTGTAAGACCTGATTTTAAATCAAATGCTACTTGTGGGTGGATTACAGCATTAAGACCATCTCCTGAAACACCAGCCGCTCTTAATTTAGCTACTGCTTGGAATATCAATGACGCAGACATAGCTGTAGAAGCTGAACCAACAGTAGTTGAAAAACCACCGAATAAAGCTGTTAAGTCTGTGTCTATTTTTTTTGCAATCGCTTCTCCAAATAATCTACCAATATCTGCCGCTACATTTCTTGGAGCCGCATTTCTTCCTAGATCAGTTAAAGTTGTCATTATTCCATTTTCAGAACAAGTAATAGTTACTGAAGTTGGATTGATTGCTGTGTTAGATAAATCAGATGCTTCCGATACAGCCGCCGCAGATACAGCAGAGTAAATTGGAACTTCAACTGACTTTCCGCCACCTGTTACTGCATAATTTCGTACTAGCGGTCGCATAATTGATTGCTCACTAGCTACGAATAATGCTTCTGCTACAATCTCAGTATATAATTCCGAGAGAGTAGAACTTGTGCTTTCGTTTGCCATTTTGTTTTTCCTCTATTTATTTGTTTGTTAAATTTATTTGAGTAGGTCTGGAATCTCTTTGTTTGCGATACTCAGCATACTTTTGACGATCTTCCGCCTTGCTCATGTCTAAGTCCTGAATGTTAAATGGTTTTACAGTTTTACCCTCGACACTACTCTGGCTACCTGTTCCAGACAAAGACCCTTTTCGGAAATGTGGGTTAGCATCTAAAAACTCTTTTACTCGATCTTCAATAGTAAGTAGTTCACCTTTTGGGTTGTATCTTATGTTCTTATTATTATCAAGTATTTCTATTCTACCATCATCATTATAATTTACTTCGTTTTTCAATAAAGAAACTACTTGATCTGGTGCTATAGCATTGTTCTTTGAAGCTAATGATAAAATACTATTATCTACATTGATTGTTTTTACTTTGCTTTTCCAATCAGCTAACTCTTTGTCTTTTTCAGCTATTCTAGCTTTCATAAGATTTTCAAGATCAGCTTTTGTTTTAGCTTCTTGTATTTGTTTTTCTTTTAAGATTTCTTCTTCTTTTTTCTTTGTTTCATCTAACATTCTTTGATGTTTTGCTTTTTCTGCTTCTAGTCTTTGTTTGACTATTCTATCAACATCTTCTTGATTAAAACTTGCTGTTGGTTTTTCGTCAGTTTGAGTTTGTTTAACTTCAGCTTCCTGAACATCATTTTGCGGTTGATTAACCTGTTTGTCGTCTGACATATTTTCTCCTATTGTTAATACTGTTGATTTATCACTACTTTTTAATTAAATCAAATTTTAGATAAGTGTATCTTCAGGTAAATTTACACCAATAATTTTTTTGTTGTCATAGATAGCATTAATAATATCATCTAATATTTCATTAGGGTTTCTTTTAAATTGTTCAGGAACTTCTTCTTCAAATACTATCTCGTAAAGATTGTGAAAATCCGCACTTGTTTCACATTCTGCCAATCTTGATCGTCTTTCCTCATTTGTAAGTTTCATGTTTTCTCCTATTTCGCTAATTCTACTAATCTTTTTTCAAATTCTACTACTGTGTTAGGTATGTATTTTTTTGCTAAATTGTAGGCTTTTTCGTTATGTCTTATTGAAAATAAGTTTGCAAAAATCTCTTGTTCTACACTACCATTTCTTCTCCAATAACTTAAACTATGACCCCACATACTTAAATCGTTTCTAAATTTTCCTCTTGCAAGTGCATCAATAATATCACTAACTTCACCATATCCATCACCTTTTAATGTTGTAACAGGTCTTGTTGCTATTTTTACTCCTTTCCTAAACAAATCAACTTCTACTGTTTCTGCTAATTCTGCCTTTATTCTTTCGAGTTCTTCTTTAGCAATTATAAAATATCCATCAGGGTCTTTACCTGTTAAGTCTTTAAAACTTTTTCCTTTAAATGCTCTCCTGTCTTTTTTGATTGCGTTGATAAAAGCTGGTGTATTGCTTGACCAAAATAAACCATCAGTAAATGTTTCGTAATCTATGTGATGTCCATATTCATGTGCGATAACAAAACTTCTTACACCTTTTTGTGTTGATGTTACACCTCTACTAAATTTTACTTTATCTATTGCATTTAATTCTGCACTTAATTCTTTACTATTTTTTTTATAATATCCTCTTTTACCATTTATTATTCTCTCAGGTTTTCCATATTTATTTACAATTATTTTTTGTTGATCTGTAAGCTGTGCATTAAAATCATCTTCATAAGCTTTTCTTACTTTATCACTA